CTTTATGAGCTTTCTGAGCGCCGACTGTGCAAAGATCGCCGTGGAAAACCCCACTCCTTTGAAAATCGTGGAGCTACCGCCCTACACCCAAGCAATACAGCCGTGGCAGTTTGGGCACCCGTACACAAAGCGGACATGCCTGTGGCTCAAAGAGCTGCCCCTGCTGGTCCCCACCGAAATCATCACGGAGGGTGTCACCCCGTGGGTAAATGGTGGATGCAAAGACGCACATGGGAACTACCGGCGCTTTCAAGGCCGCAGAGAACGGGACCCCATCAACAGGGCCAAAACTTTCCCCGGCATAGCAGCCGCAATGGCGGAACAATGGGCCGGGCCCGTGACTACTTAATAATCAGCCCCCCCCCGCTGTTTGCGGAGGCGGGGCGTGGGAGGCTACATGCAATACAAGCGTGAAAAATGGGAGCTGCGGCAGATGCAAGCCATGCCGTTGCGGCTCAAAATCCAAATGACAGCCCAGCGTATTGAAAGCTGGTATGAGTATTGGGATAGCTATAACATCCGCTGGGAGGATGATGGCCCGCCGGGTGTCTACCTCTCTTTCAGCGGTGGCAAGGACAGCACCGTGCTCCGGCACATTCTAAAAAACCACTGCATTGCGGTGTATGACTGCCCGGTGGTGTTTGTTGACACCGGCCTGGAGTACCCAGAGGTCCGCAACTTCGCCATACAAAATGCGGATGTGGTGCTCCGGCCTAAAATGAACTTTCGGCAGGTCATCCTCAAGTATGGCTACCCGGTCATTGGCAAAAACCAGGCCCGCTACATCCGGGACCTGCAAAATGCCCACGGCCAGAATGATGCCACCGTCAACCTGCGCTTGACCGGCTACAACCGGGCAGGCCAGTATTGTCCCACTATGAAATTGGCAGACAAGTGGCAATTCCTCAGAGGGGCCCCGTTCAAAATCTCTGAGCAGTGCTGCGATGTGATGAAAAAGGAGCCCATGCGGCGCTACCAAAAAGAAACCCGCCGGATGCCCATTGTGGGAACGATGTGCACCGAAAGCCAAAGCCGTGAGAAATCCTGGCTGATGAATGGGTGCAACGCCTTTGAGGCCAAATATCCGCAGTCCCGGCCCATGTCTTTCTGGACTGAAAATGATGTGCTCATGTACCTGTTTCTCTATGATGTGCCCTATGCCTCAGTGTACGGGGACATCCGATGCAGATTTAAGGGCGAGGAGTGCACCCCAGAGGACGCAAGGCGGATGCTGCTGTCAGATCGGCCAGCGGATGACTACGCCTGGGAAAACAATTTTGAGTTTTACACCACCGGCGTGAGCCGTACCGGCTGCATGTTCTGCGCCTTTGGGGCACATCTTGAGAGCTGCCCCAACCGTTTCCAGCAAATGCAGGTGTCCCACCCCAAGCAATATGACTATTGTATGCGCCCGGTGGACCAGGGCGGCCTTGGCATGGCTGAGGTCCTGGACTACATCGGCGTGGACCACTAAGGAGGACTGTGACACATGAAAATCATCAATCCCTATACCGAAATCCTCACCCCGCTGGATGGCCAGGCCATCCTCCAGCACATTGAGCTGTGCGGGCGGGTCTGCTACAAGTCTGAGGACAAAATCACCGACACCAGCGCCGCCAAGTTTGTGGCGGGCATCATCAAGCGTGGCCATGAGGCCGTCCTGGAACACTTTGACATCACGGTCAAGTTTGTGTGTGACCGGGGTGTGTCCCATGAAATTGTCCGGCACCGCATGGCCTCCTACTGCCAAGAGAGCACCCGCTACTGCAACTATTCCAAGGATGTTTTTGGCAGTGAAATCACCGTCATCCGCCCCTCTTTCCTGACGGAGGGCACACCGGGCTGGCAGTATTGGAAAGTGGCTTGCAGGATGGCTGAAAAGTCATATTTTGAGCTGCTGGACTGGGGCTGCACCCCGCAAGAGGCCCGTGCTGTTCTGCCCACATGCCTCAAGACCGAGGTGGTGATGACAGCCAACCTGCGAGAATGGCGGCATTTCTTCAAGCTGCGGACCGCCCCGGCGGCGCACCCGCAGATGCGTGAGGTGGCCATCCCGCTGCTCCACCAGATGCGCTCCCAGGTGCCGGTCATCTTCGATGATATTGAGGAGGCCGCCCATGAAACGCTCTGAGATTTTAGAGGCCGCCCGCCGCTGTGTCTGCGGTGAGCGTGAGCAGGACTATGGCACGCCGGAGAATAACTTTGAAACCATCGGCCTGCTCTGGGGTGTCTACCTCAGAGCAGCGCACCCGGAGTTTGCCAAAGTCATGCCCATCAATGGCATCACGGCCAAGGATGCCGGCACTATGCTGGCCCTGCTCAAGGTGGCCCGCATCGCCACCGGCTCCAGCCCCGACAGCTTTATTGATCTGGCAGGCTATGCGGCCTGCGCCGGTGAAATCGTGACAGAAAGGAGCTACCCCTATGAAAAAGCGGAAACCCAGACCCAGGAGTGAAAAGCCCCGGATGTGTGACCCCGGCATGTGTGACTGCTGCCAGTACATTGGTGAGGGTGACTTCATCTGTGACAAAGGCCCCGGCCAGCCGGTCCTTGTGGTTGAGGACTGGCAGCCCAATGAGAACGCCGGGCGCTGCCGGAGAGGCACAAAGCGATGAACAGAAAAGAGCGGCGAAACCTGCAACGCCAAGGTGTGCAGGTGCCCAAAGACCCCACACTCAACATCAAGCTCTCCGCTCTGGGCAAGTCCATAATGACCCCGGAGATGCAGATGGCCATGATGCACGAAATCAACCAGCAATGCCTTGAGAAAGATGACTTGCTGGCTCTGGATGTGGACTGCATGGTGCTCTGGACACTACACCGGCACCTGGGCTTTGGGGTCAAGCGGCTCCATGACTTCTATCTGGCGATGGCCGCAGAGCACCGCCGGATGCGTGACTTTTATGAAATGGATGACCTGTACCCGGAACGGCTCAAGCTCAAAGAGCTGGGTGCAGATGTCGAACAATGGCAAAAGGAGGTGCTGGCCAATGAGCCCAAAACCCTGGGAAAACGCTGAGGGCTACGCAGACCCAACGGCATACAACGCCATCAAGAAAGTGTCCGCAGAGGGGCATGAGGCGCTGGATGCCAAGGTCAACACTCTCATCAAGGTCCTCAAGTTTATCATTGCGGAAAGCGGCTTTGAACTGGCGGCCCGCATTGAGCTCCGGGACCGCAAGACAGGGAGGTTTTTTAGATGACCAAATGCGAAACGGCAATCTGCCAGCTTGCGGTGAATGTCTATGGCAAGACCAGCCAGTGCACGGTCTGCATGGAGGAGATGGCAGAGCTCACCAAGGAGCTCTCCAAAAACCTCCGTGGCCAGGACAACGCCGCCCACATCGCTGAGGAGATCGCTGATGTTGAGATCATGCTGGAACAGCTCAAGCTCATGTTCAGCATCCGTGATGAGGTGACCCAGCAGCGCACCGTCAAGCTCCAGCGGCTTGACAACCGCATTTCTCAATCCCTGATACATCCGAAACCGTGAGGTGTGACCCATGCAATTTGACCGCAAAATAACCATCTCCGCCGGTAGCAGCCGGAGGGCCATGGTCTGGCAGGCGCAAACCCTGCTCATTTCTGAGCTGTGGGCAAAGCTCCAGACCCCCGCCAGAGGCACTGAACCCCTGGCAGAATATCTGAATATGAAAAAGGTCCAGCAGGATGACCTCAAGGATGTGGGCGGCTTTATGGCGGGCACGCTGTCCGGCCCGCGCCGCAAGGCAGGCAATGTGACCGGGCGTGATGTCATAACTCTGGACCTTGACAATATCCCCTCTGGGGGCACGGATGATGTGCTGCGGCGTGTGGAGGCTTTGGGATGCGGCTATTGCATCTACAGTACCCGTAAACACAGCCCTGCGGCACCACGCCTGCGTGTTCTCATCCCACTTGACCGCACGGTGTCTGCGGATGAATATGAGCCGCTGGCACGCAAAATGGCCGAGTACATAGGCTTGGAACTTTGTGACCCTACCACCTTTGAGGTGTCGCGCCTTATGTATTGGCCCTCCTGTTGCGCTGACAGCCAGTATATCTATTTATGGCAGGACAAGCCGCTCCTCTCTGCCAACGGACTTTTGGCACAGTATGAGGACTGGCGCGACTGCACCACCTGGCCGCAAGTCCCCGGCGCCCTCTCCCTGCCCAAGCTGGCAGTCAAACAGGGTGACCCGGAGGGCAAGACCGGCGTTGTGGGCGCGTTCTGCCGCACCTATGACATTTACCGTGCTATGGATGAACTCATCCCCGGCATGTATGAGCCGGTGGAGAGTATGCCGGGGCGTTATACCTATCTGGGCGGCTCCACCACCGGTGGCGCAGTGGTATATGACAGCGGCAAGTTTTTATACAGTCACCATGCAACCGACCCTTGCGGCGGCAGACTGGTCAACGCCTTTGACCTTGTACGCCTCCACCGCTTTGGGGACAAGGACGATGATGCACAGACCGGCACGCCTGCCAACCGTCTGCCATCCTACCGTGCCATGTGTGAGCTTGCGGTGCAGGACAAGGATGTTGCCGCACTGATGAGCCAAGAACGCTACCAGGAGGCTTTGCAAGACTTTGAGGGCGTGACCGCCTCCAATGATGCAGAGCCCGCAAACTGGATGAGCAAGCTGGCAGTGAATACCCAAACAGGCTTGCCAAAGGCAACCATTGATAATGTGTGGATAATCCTTGAAAATGACCCGCTGCTCAAAGGCAAGTTTGCCCTAAAC